CTTTACATTCAGGGTATTTTCGATTAATAATGACATATGAAATAACGACCGTTTAAAGTCCGGTATAGACTACTTCAGAAAGTGTAAACGAGTGACGTGTTGGCTTCCCAACAATCGCGCGTGGTCTCCTGCGACTCAGCCGCAGTAGCCAGAGCATTAAGAAAAGCGGACACTGACGACTCGTCCGGCAGGCCATAGCGGGCACGTACCGCGGGTTCAAGCATCTTCTGGACACGCCTATGTTTGTAAGGCTCGAACGCCTCGTGAATGCTCCGAATTTTGTCCTCCCACTGAGGATCCTTTGCATTAACAGACACACCCAGGCGCTGAGCGCGCTTAATCGGATCGGGCACCAGCAAAGCCTGACGCTGGCCCTCGTCAAACAACAGAAAGTTAGACGCAAAATACGGATGACCAGTAACAAGAAATTTGGCCTCCAAATTAAACACGTCTCCCAACATCTGCACCGCCGACTTATCCGCGCAGACTTTCCTACACACAAGCAAGGAATCGTCCCCGATATAGACGGCACAGATAACGTCCGACGCCCTGTACACGTAGGCCGTCGACAAAATATTGATCTTGACATTACCGTACGAGGTGTTACCACCACCCGAACGGCGCTGCCAGTCAATCCAAACCGTCAACGCGTGCTGCGCGCTGTGCAGTACGCTAGTTTCGTGGCCGGCATACCACCGTCGAAGTAGGTCTTCACTCATACCCAACTGGCCGTCAACGAACTCGTCTAATCGGACGCACAACTCCGACTGAGATTTGTCGAACTTGCCATAGTCGTTCTCCAAAAATTCGGGAGTCGTACCCCACGGGTAGTAAGCACTGAGGTGCTCGCGCACCGCTTCGTTGTCTTTAAGCAGATTGACCATCCACTCCGGTTTAAGCAACGACAGGAAACGCCTAGTAAGCACTCGAAAGATCGAACTGAAAGCTGCGGACAAGACGCCCCTATGATAAACAATCAAGTGTGAAGAAACTTGTTGTTTAATCGGCTTCGCGCTCAGCGGCGGTTTGCCGTCCGTCTTGACCATCATGTCGAATTCATCGACGGGATACTCTTCCAGTGCCTTAATGGCAGTAAGAAGCTCCTTAAGCATCGACTTAATCTTATCCGGCCTAGCTTTCTTAGTCCATTCGGCGAGGACTTCTTTCTCAAACCCGACAGCATCCTGGCGGTAGAGTTTAAGTTTCGCCCTAGCCTCGGGAACGCACGCTACATCCAGGAAATTTTCAAAGATGTCGTTGACGCGAGCGTCTACGTTCTGAAGCGTGGAAATCTGCGGAGTCGCTAAATTGCGAGCCTCCAGAGCAGACAGAACAACCTGCAAACTCTGCTGCTTCTTCTCGGTTTGATACGTCTTAAG